TCAAGCACAATTGATGTGTTATCTGAATATAACTTACTACCATAAATTTGGTATTTCTCGTTTGCATCATCAATGTGTTGAGCGACTAAAAAGTCTGCTGGTAATTGATATGCGTATAGCCATTCGTTAACAGGTGTAGCTGTTAGTCTGGACAATGTAGCCTTACTTGAAGCAAATCTCCAAGGATGAAGCGTCAATAAAGATTCATAAGTAGGCTCATATAAGTTTGCAGCTACTAGAGCTGCTGTAGAATCATCTGTAAATGATGATATAGTTTCTTCACCGATAAGTAGCAACGCATTGGAAGCTAGGTCGATGGATGTGTAGTTTTTAACTGCTGACATAGGGAAAGAAAAGCCCCCGAAGGGGCTTAACTTATTTAGTCAGTATCAGTTGCTGTTACAACTAAAGCGTCATTAACGTCAACGACAGTACCAGTATTGCCAGATACTAGGTAAAACCCAGCTGCCAATGTACCACCTGTTGAAGTGTTCGCCATAATTATATCGCCAACTTGAACTTGTCCAGCTACATTATTGAAGTAACCAGAAGAGTCCACTGCTGCTGTCGCATCAGTTGTTGAATATCCCCACATTGTAGGAATAGCACTGTTTGCTGAAGTAGTCATGCGTGACCATTTACTTTTATCAAAAGCCATTTATATACTCCTTATTCAGTGATTTCGACTTTAACAATACCAGCAGTGTCAATAGTGACAGCACCAGCTTTGTATTTGCCTAAAGAAAGCCATGATGTCTTCTCAGGAATGTAGTTAACTTCCGTTGAAATATCAAGACCGATTGCACAGCCAATAGATGACTTGTGGAAAGCGAAACAGTCACGAGTTGTACCTGACTTTGCTAGACCACCTTCAGCACGAGTTTCCATCATGATGATGTTAAAGCCCATGAAACTGTTAATCTCACCAGCAACTAAAGACCTTACAGTGTTATAGTCTGCTGATGTAATTGTAGAATCACCTAGTAAGTCTTCGATACCTTCAGCTGAAGTCAAAAGAATACGGTCTGAAGTTGGAACTCCATTGTCATTCAATGTTCTTGAAGCTGCTGTTAGTTTTGCTAGAGTAAGTCCAGCAGAACCATGAGAGATAGTTGAACCAGCTGAAAGAGCATCAACGATTAGTTGGTCAGCTCTACGACCCATTGCTCCAGCAATAGTCTCTGCAAGTTCTCTACGCTCATCAAAATTTACTTCTTGAGCATCAAACACGTCTGTGTATTCACCAGCTACCCAGTTTTGTAGGGTTGCTGCTACTTTAGCGTGTGCGATGTCCATTGGTGTAACGTCTGTTTGACTAGCTTTTTGGTTAGCTAATCCTTTCCCCATAGTACGGAAGTTGTAAGTATCACCTACAACACCTGTGCGTAAACGCACTGCACCTCGGAGTTTTCCAGCAGTCTGGAAAGCGTGCTTTACTTCAGCGTCAAACTGGGCCGAAGCTGCACTAGATAGATTGATAGACATTCTGTCTTCTCCTAAATTAAATTAAATTGTTCTTTCAATTCAGGTTTCCGTATTCTGGGCTGAATCTAGCATGTTTACAAGTTGCCATCTTTTAGAATACGGGTCTTAGACAAGAGTGTCCGTTGTAAGAAGTATAACAGAATTACAATGTAATTTTGTATTATTTATTTGTATTTTTTATTTTAACTCCAGCGACTGAAATATGTACTAACCCCCATGACTTCATTAACTCTAAAGTCACAAGGGTAGCATGATGGTGCATAAAGCTGTTTGTGTTCTTACTTTCTTTAAGAACGTGATGAACAGCGTCTATTACCTCATCTATTTCATACTTCACTGTCTTATCTGGTTTTGTGCTTGTTTGCCATAAAAGTCTGCAAACTTTTTCTCAACATCTTTTCTGAATGCTGGAGATGATTCATACCTAGGGTCAGCCACTAATTCATACAGTGCTTCTTGTGAAGTATTATCTACAGGCCTTACATTGTCAGGAGCTGATACGTCAGTCTCTCTTAACATGCCACGCATCTTTTCAAGTATTCCAAAGCCTTCTGCTGTAATTGCTAGACCTTGTAATGTTTCAAACTCTGCCTCATCAAAATTATTTTTTGCCCAAGATGTAAAGTCATTAATACGTTGAGGGCCATCTTTACCCATACGTTTAATTTCATCTTCAATTGCTGGCTGTGATTCCATCAAACCATTAGCATAAATTCCCATAAGCTCTGTGTGCTTCTCTTGAGATAGTCCAGCTTCAGCAGCCCATTCATTAAAACTAACAAGCATAGGGTCTTCAGCATCTATCTCAGCATCCATACCTTCAGGCAGTTCTACTTTATAACCATCTTCAGGCGCACCAGTAAATGCACCTAACTTAGATTCAAGTCCAGCATAGGCTTTAGCTTGGTCAGCAACTGTCTTATATTTACTTGATTTAAACCATTCAGGAGCGTCTCCCTCTCCTTTAACATCTTCACTCATCATCCAACCTTCACTAACAACCTCTGTAGTTTCAGTTGATTCTGTCGTAGCTTCAGCTTCAGGTGCTACTTCCTGTTCACTTAGTATTGTCTCTTCACTCATCATTGTCTCCTTGTGGTAAGTAATCGCCATTTGTTCTACGTTTAATGGCATTTTGTATAGTGCGAATCACACTGTTTTGCCCCTCTCTGTAATATCCTTGTTCAGCTGGCTGAGTAGGAACACAGACAGGAGCTTTGATATAACGCTCCTCCCAATGGCTTAAAACTTTCTTACCATCAGGAGTTTTGAATAACCGAGCTATCATTGCGTCAAAGTCTTTATCCACCCATCTGCCCCATAACTTGTTGAGCCATCTCTGGGTTTTGTGCTGCTGCTTCTGCTGCTTGAGCCATTGCTGCCTCTTCTTGCATTTGCTGCTTCATAGCTTCCCTTTCTTCTTTATCTCTCACAAGGTCTGGGTCAACACCAAGTAGTTTAGCTATATGCTCTGGGAACGCTTCAAGGTCAAGACCAACTCTAACAGCATCTTCACCAACCATCATTGCAAACTGTACAAACTGAGCGAGCTTATTAACCTCATCCATATCTTGTTGCTGTGCTAGTGGTGAGATAACTTTAATCTCAACTTCTTTGTTGCCTACCTTAATTGGAGCAACTTGTCCGTTACGCTGAAGAATATCAATAGCTCTTTTAACTAGCTTATTAATAAACTCCATCTGCAATCGACCAAACGATGAACCAATGTCTGACATAAGCTCTTGCTGTCTAATAGACACTTCAGTAGCTGACTTAGTTGGGCCTTCCATTGGGCCAAGCTGGTCATGAAACAATGCCTTCTTGATGTTCTCTCTAAGGTCTTGAAGGATTAACTCACTGACATTAAAGTTACCACCAGACTGTAACGGTGACAAAGAACCTTCAGCTGCCACTGGTATGACTGCTCCAGACTTAATGTTTACTGTCCAAGGATTAAGAACACCATCATCCACAGCTGTATAAACACCAACAATCTCTTTCTCAGCATTCTTTAGTACAAACTTAACAACTTGGTTAGCTGTCTTAATATCAGGCAGTGCTGTCATGATAGGGCCACGACCATATCTTTCACCAGCTACCTTAGACCAACGGAACACAATCCAAGGTGAGACTTCAAAGTAATCTTCAAAGACAACATGCTTCGTGTTCTCTTCAATAATGACATACTCATAAACTTTCTTGTCTGGATTGTAAACAGTAGCTTCAATGATTGGCACTAACTCATCTGGCTTAGTCTCCATCATTTCCATAACTGCTGTTGAGCATTTACCTTTCTTCCAAACTTGTTTGATGTTACGAGCTGGATGTGAATGTAATCTAAAGACAGTTTCAATTGTTCCATGAGGCCCATCTTCAACTAACAACTCTTTTAGTGGCACAGCTGTAAACTTTAGTAAGTCATCACCTTCACCTTCATCTAACAATAAAGCTCCAGTTCCTACAGCCAAGTCAAGGAATGACTCATGCACCTCAGTTGCTAGGTTTGATTGATTGATATAACTAAACAAAGTATCAGTGACTTGTTCAAGCTGCTTATCTATCTTGCCAGCAAACTCATCTGGAATACCAGTACCAGCAGATAATTTAGCCCACTTTTTAAATGGTGGAACAAGAGTTGACTGTAGTCTTGATGCGAACCTTTGTGTTCCTATCAATGCTGTTGAGTCATAAATCTTTGTATTCTTTTTAGAACCTTCAGTGTATTGGTCGAACACCTCTCTTTGAGGTAGAGCGTACTCATAACACTCTTTCCAATGCGACTCCCATGATGAGCGATGTTGTTTAGCTACTTCATATCGTTTCATTAAAGCAGCCACACCCTCTGGGCTTTTCTTATATGTTGGCATAATTTATCCTAATGTGTCTGAAAGTCCTTCTTCAGTGTTACCTTTAGCAATTAGAAGTGATTTACCTCTTCTTCTACGCTTACCAGCTTTAGTTGTGTCTTTTT